GTTCGTCGAATAACGATTCCTGGATCAATCTGATTAGTAATCTCAGCAATAATTGGAAGCAGTCTATTTCAAATGGATTGTTCACTAATTTGTCTAAATTGTTGGGAGTGCTTGTTATTTCAGGTTTATGCAAGGCATCGGATTTGACCTTCAAATTGAACAACTACACCCTTTTGGAACCCAATGTGAAAGGGATTTGCACTAAAGCAGGTGATCTTGTCCCTGCTGTGTGTGATCTCGTTATTTACTTCACAGAATCGGTGTATGCCTGTTGGCGCACCGGTTCTCTTGTTCCTCTATGGGCGTCTTCTGAAAGTGTCGAATTGGAAATCCAGTATGCGAAAGCAGTAGCTAACTGGGATCTTTTCCGAAATGGCAATCTTACAAAGATGACGGATATTCTTGAAACTGACTACTATGGAGAATTGCAAGATCTCCTCAAAAAGATCGAAGCACTCATGTTAGTGTCGCAAGGATTTGATAAACGTCTAGCAGAAGACAAATACCGACAACTCAACATTATGATCCAGAACTTCACCTTCTTCAAGATCCACTGTGGTTTTAGAAGAGCACCTTTTGTGGTGGAGTATTTTGGTGATAGTGGAGTCGGTAAATCAACCGTTTGTGAGCAAGTTAGTCAATACTTGTTCCTTTCGCAGAAACTTGATAACGATCCATCACGCAAATACAATCAGGACGGTTGTAAGAAGCACTGGGATGGAGTGAAGTCTGATGTCTTGGAAGTTAAGATAGATGATTTTGCTAACACCAGAGCTGATAAAATGGATCATAGTCCTACACAGACTATTATCAACATATGCAACAATGTACCCTTTTCTCCTCCTATGGCGAGTTTGAATGAGAAAGGCAAAATATTTCTAGAACCGGAATTGGTTTCAATCACCACAAATGTTCAAGATCTAGATGCCCGATACTATTCGAACAATCCCCATTCCATTCAACGACGTGCTCATTACGTCTTAGATGTGAGTGTGAAGACAGAATTTCAAAACGACAATAAAGGTGTTGACACATCTAAAGTTGTTGCACACTACACAGAAAATGGAATATTCTCGCCTCCACTTTTGCATGACATTTGGGAGATTACTGTGACCCAAGCTGTTGAAGTTGGTCCGAAAACAGCATCTACTTATAAGGTCTGCGAGTGGAAAGGTGACAAAATGGAAAAGGTTTGCATTCAGAAGGTTTGTAACTTTTTGGCCGAACAATTTGATCTTCATCGTCAGCATCAATTCCTTCTCGAGGAAAAGAATAATTCTCGTGTTGATAATGTTGATATATGTCCAGAGCCAGGATGTAAACAACTTTGTGGATACTGCACAGACCATGGCGTTTCTACGCAATTTGGATTTGACATGGAAAATGTTTCCGTGGAGTCTGTACGACGTTTCTACGGGACATTCTCACAAGTTCCACTTTTGCCCAATAGACTATTGCGCGGAAGATTTGCAAATTTACTTGCATGCTATCTCTTTCGCGATCATCTATACCGCAATTATATGCACTATTCAGGTGTGTTACTTGCCATGTTGGGTTATAGTTGTTATCATCTCTCTTCTACCATTGGATTTTCGAGTTCCTTCATCGTGTGCACTTTTGTGTACCTCCTAGCGAATTTGTACTTTGTTAATTTGCTTCG